TTACCTTTCCTAGTGTAGAGGCCTATTGGCATTACCAATAAAGGTTAAATCCGTTATATAACCTTTTTGCACTAGCATAACTATTTATCAAACAGTGATATTCTTACTATGATGAGCTTAGACAATAAGTTTAGTTTTGGTAGCATACCCGTCATGCGGGAAGTGCCACCTGGCATGGATGCCAGGTTCCGTTTTACGGGACCAGGCAAGATCGTAGAAACAGAACAGTATGGAGAGAAGCTTTCTTTTCCTATATCTCTCTCTTACCACCCCTCCTATGATACCCTCCCTCCTCTCCCTGACAATGTAATTGATAGGGATAAGAAAGAAGCAGAGTTAGAAGGACAGACCATAGAGTGCAACTGGCAGACCAAGTGCCAGAGTGCTAAAGAGCTAATGAAACAACTCAAGGATATATCAGGAGACAAGAAGTTCACTAAGGAACTGAGACAGCACTATGAGAAATCAGAATGGCAATTGACCAGGTTCGATACTGGTGCATACTGGTTGGAGGTATTGTTTCCATGATTTGTAAACCCTGTGATACTGACTGGACAACAGATGACGAACCTTTTGTGTATTGTCCTATGTGCGGAGATAAACTATGATTGACGAAGACGAAGTTTACCAGGTAATGTGTGATATTACAGATATTAAAATGCATCTAAAGAAACACTTTGACCTGTGGGGAAAGAATCAACCATGGCACCTGTTTGATAGTGTGCACCAGGATCTATCCGCTATCGCTTACAAAATTGGACAGGAGAATAAAGATGAAGCGTAGATGTAATATCTGTTTACGGAATGTAGATCACTTGCGCACTGATAGGTATAATGACCACTTGACAATCTGTTATGATTGCCAAAAGGTCATTAAGAACTTATGAAACAAACCCAATACTGTCCAGACTGTAGCGGTTGCGTATGTTGCGTTTGTAAATGCAAACAAACAAAACAAAACCTTTTAGACGCGTACTAGAAGAAAGGAACAAAAACATAGGCATTACAGTCACTTTCGTTTAGAAGGACGGGAAGGCGTTAAGGATGAGGTGGGGTAGCAAGGGGTATTAAAAGCGAGTTTGGGCCGTTGAAAGGCGTTGTAGGGCCGTTATTTGGCGTTTCAGGGCCTAGTCAAACCCGAACTTGCCGTGTACTAGCTTGGTAACTTTCGTTTTGTCCTGGTTCTCTGCAGCTTTTTGAATAACTGGGATCAACTTACTGGCAGCAGCTTGAATATACCAGGGTTGATCTTTTAATTCTTCGGTCATACTATGCAACAAAGACATCTGAGAACCTTCCTCCGACTGGCCGAGTTTCTTAGCTGCATTCCCCATAGCACCATTCCAAAAATCTATTGCTGCCTTTCTCGCTTGAGGGATCATGAACTCCTCGAAATCGACCAAGGCTTGCTCACGGATTTGGTTAGTGATCACTCCAAGGCTAGCTAGCAAAGTTTCGTCTGACTCTTCAGATAATAACCAGGATTCAATCTTTTTTTGCGTTCTTAGCGGAATCCAATAAGTATAGATCAGTAAGTAAAGCCCAAAGCTCAAAACCCAAACAAACGCGAATAGTTCGTCTGTCATTGTTCACCAGGTTCTACTCCCGCTCCAAATATATCATAAAAGGTCTTTACCCACCAAGCCGGTTCTTTTGCTACTGCTATAGGTTCAACAATTTCTGCTTTTGCCTCATCTACTTGATCCTGAATAAACTTTTTCATATCTCCAGGGAGATCAGTAAGTGCCTGGGCAAGTTGGTTTATCATTTCTAAAGCGTCACCAGTCTTATCGTACATTGCAGCCAGGACAATTCCTCTAGGTAATCCAAGATCGATTGTAGGGACAATTTCAGCTATTGCGATCAAGTTATTCATGGCGTTAGCTCTCTTGTCTATTTTTGAGAATCCATACCAGAGAATACCCTGGATAAATGGAGTGAACGCCTGGATAGCTGCTGGTATAACAACCTCCCATGGAATTTCTTTAAAATCAACTTTGACCATTAATCCCTGGTTCGATAGATCCTTCCGACTAGCCAAACCGTGGCACCTTCAGTACCACTAGAACCCCAATTTATTTCAAACTCGGTATAAGGTGGTATCAATAGATCATAAGGATTCAAATTATCCGAACCAACCGCCCCGCTCTTGTACTCTAAATTAATAATGGTTGTACCGTTCATGGTTGCAGCCAGGTAAACATTATCATTGGCTAGGGCATCATCTGTAAAATTTAAATGGCCTACAAAGTAAAAATTACCCGATGTAAACTTGAGCATTGTTGAAGAGGCAGCTCCACTAGCAGCATCAGTAATAATACCCGAATAAGCGTAAGCATGATTACCTATTACTTCTAGTGCTTCTGCTGGACCAGTGAAGCTTCCGCCTACTGGATTACCTGCACCGCCTAAGATAGCCATAAGGATCCTAAGCTGCGTACGTTATTGATACTGCTACGTCTACCGTTTCCGCTGTTGTGCAACTTACTGAGAAGTCTATCTGATTACCAGCTATGATATCAAATATACCTGCAGAATTTTCAACTACAACGGGCATTCCGCTGTTTCCATCAAGTGGTCCAACTGCCTGGTTAGACCATCCTGGTCCTGCGAATATCTGCTGTACTGAAACACCATCTCCTGCGAACTTGAAAACACTCACACCATCAGTGGCGCTAGTATGATCAGGTGAACAGCTCATTGAGATTCGTACGACTTTATTCATCCCTTCAGGGTTAGTTGTGCTTTGCGAACTCCCGAGTAGCTGACTAATAGAGGCAAAAGTGCCTGCAGTTAGTGCAGATCCTGCGAGAGTGTAGGTTCTAGTTTGTAGTCCTGCCATTGTTTCTCCTTTATACTGTTAGGCTAAATATATTTTTAATTCCCGCTATCTTGCGGACCTTAAGGGCTTTAGCAGCTCCTTTTGCTATGACCGCTCCAATAGCGACCTTGGCAACGTAATTTTGTACTTGTCTGTTTCGGATATTTGAAGCGAGATCCTTTAACGCAGTTTGGTAGGCTCCAATTCTTACCTCATCTATTGGATTACCTGGTCCTAGACCTGGCATGCTTGTTAACAATGCACTACCGATCAGTACTGCAGACGCAGTGTCAACTATATTCAAATCAAAGTTCTTTCTCATCTTTCTCCTTGGATTGCCAATAGATCTCTTCCTGGTTGGTGAATAGGCTCTTGTAGCACCTTTACGAGGTTGGCCTTTTCTGGATGAACGCTTCCGCTTGCGAGAGGTCGTATAGGACGACTTACTGATGAGCTTACCATCCCTAAAATACATCGTTCTTCCATTTTTACCTTTCCTAGTGTAGAGGCCTATTGGCATTACCAATAAAGGTTAAATCCGTTATATAACCTTTTTGCACTAGCATAACTATTTATCAAACAGTGATATTCTTACTATGATGAGCTTAGACAATAAGTTTAGTTTTGGTAGC